TTCGGTCACAGAGAAAGTGGAATTACGACAAAAAGAAAAAGTCGATTCCGGCGAGGTTCGAACAATCATCAGCATGGACACCAACCATGTCACTGCGCATCACATGATGTGTCACGATCAGGACTCAAAGCTGATTGCCGCACATCAATATCACGTGATTAAGCTCGGCATGGACATGTTTAATGGTGGTTTTCATGAGCTCAATAACTTTATGACAAAATTTGGTGATGGGCCAAACGTTATTGAACTAGATGGAAGAAAATTCGATAGTAGGTTTTTACCGATACATTTCGATGAAATTCATAAATTCCGTTTTCGTATGCTGTCCATCGAGCATCGAACGGAGCGAAACTATCGGCGATTGAAGCATTTATACACAGAACTGTTAAATGCCCCATTCGTCAACGTCAATGGTTTCGTTTTTGCCCGGTGGGTAGGTAATCCCTCTGGCCAAAAATGCACAACATCAGACAATTCGTTCAAAAATTTTATGGATTTAGCCGTCCTATTTATGAAACTCACTGGTATGCGTGAGTACGCTCAATTCAAAGCGTTCATTAACGCATGCATTGTTGGTGATGATCTCAACATCGAGGTTCACACAGCAATACAACACCTGTTCAATCCACACTCCATTATGAGAGTTATGTCGGAGCTGAACATGGATTACCATTTCGCCAGCATGGAATTTCGTAAAAACATCGAATGTACATTCCTCGGACATTCATACAAGTACTGCGTCATACCGCACCATGGGTTTGGCATGTACTTTCCCTGCATCGAAGGGCACAAGATGCGGTGTTCGTTACTCCACTTCAACGAACAACAGACAGTGGAACAAACCATTGTTCGAGCGTGCTCACTTCGCTCAGAGACGTTTCCAGACGAAGCGGAGCGCGCGTGGTTTGGGAGATTTATAGTTTACCTTCAGAAGAGGTTTCCACCACACAACCAGGAATATGCCTCGGCGTGGAAAAACTATAAGACGGATAAACAATTATGGAATTTGTTTTCCGGTTTGGAATAGGTGTACGTTTAAAGTATCCGCACCTTTAAATTCTGAATCTCTCCCCTGTCTATATCTATTTTAAAAAAAAA